GAGACGTTATTGTTCCAATTAACTCCAGTGCCGATTAAAATTACCTCATCCGTCGCTGTTGGATTCGCCGTTGTGCTGCCGCCTGTATAGCCTGCCGCTGTTGAGAAAGCGATTTTTGCCTGCCCGGCTGCGGCAGCGCCATTGTCAAACGAAATTAGAACTTGGAAATTTGAGTTAATACCAGTTTGCTTCAATACAATCCACGAATGGGGAGAACCTGCCGCAGCATTTACAATGTTTGCAATCGTCACCCATCTATCGACACCATCGAGAGCCGCAGCTACCGAGTTGCTACTTCCAACAACGGTCCAAGGCTGAGTGCCGAACCCAATCATTGCATTCTTATAGTTCAACATCACCGTTTTATTGTCGGCTGCTCCTGAACCAAGCGCGCCCTGTGCATTGTTGACGTTGAATTGCCACGTTTTGGTCAGTATCGGGAGCGCCAAGTTATCTCTCCAAGTAGTCGATCATTCGGCGCAAAATGCGAGGACTATCGTCCACCTTCCCTAACGCATTGTTGCATTTTATACAAAGCAGACCACGGACCTTCCCGGTCGAATGGCAATGATCTACAGCGAGCCTTCGCCCGCTCTTGCATTCCTTATCGCAAATAGCGCAGACACCATTCTGCGCTAACAGCAAAGCATCGTAAGCGGCTTTCGTGATCCCGAATTTTTGCAGTAGCACGGTATTATGAATCCTGTCTGGATTCTTCCGATACCATTCGCGATTGCGTCTCGCGTTGATCGTCGCGATTCTTCTCGCGCCATCGTTTATTGGCGGCAGATCGCTGCGCCTTATACCTCTCTGGATGCCTCTCGCGATATCGTCTAACTGCATCAGCGTTGCTCATGGACAGACCTCGATGCTTGAACCGTATGCGGTTGACTGATCGTTGCCGTTAAACGTCGTGATCCATGTGCGCGCCGAGAATCGACCGGAAGGCGCACCGGGGCGGAAGTATGCGGACACGTCAGCGGTTAGCTTGAACGCAGTCGTGCTCGTCGTCGTTGCAGTCGTCGCGATCACCGATGGCGAACCCACATCCGGCACAAAGTATAAATCTGCACCGGCAGCGTTCGATCCGTTCGTCGTCGCGAGCAGGATCACGAACGTCCCGATCGTCTCAGGCCGCAGACGCCAGCCGAGCTTGCTAGGATCGAACGTCTTCGAGCCGAGTATCAGCTTCGTCGTCGCATCGTACTTCGTTGATTGCGTCGAGTCGGAAAGCGGGATGACGAACTCTTGTAGATGGTTCGCTCGCGGCAGGCGTTGGTTCATCTGCAACATGGTCAGAAGTCCGCTCCGTCACCGAAAAACGCAATCGTCTTGCCGGACGTAACCGTGACGACCGCCGCGGCCTTGATCGTCGTCCCGGCCTTGAGCTTCCAGACTTTCGAGCCATAGGCATCGTAGGCAGTCCACGGCACCAGCGGCAGGCCGCCGGAGACAGCATGCAGGAGATCGACGGCAGGGATCGTCGCGCTGTTGCCAGAGTTCAGCGGGATGAGGATTGTCGCGAACAGGCGATCCGTTCCAGCACCGCCGACGTTGATGTAGAGGTTCACAGTCCTGTCCACCGTGTCAGTACTGGACGCGCCCAGGCCACTCAGAATCGCGTCGGCACCTCCCGCAGTGAAGACCGTCACCGTCGCCGTGCCGGTCGCGTTGAGGATCGCACCGTCAGGATTGTTGACGTTCTGCGTTGCCGGGATCGTATTAACTTTCGCTGTCATCAGAGTGTCCCACCTGAGAGTGTGTAGATCACGAAATCAGTGCCGCCGCTTCCGCCAGCCAATGCTGATCCGTCGGCCCGCGCATACCATTGCATGCGCCAGTTTCCCGATCCCAACGATAGCCACCCACACTCATCGCCGGCAACCGTCGTGATGTTTGCGCCAGTAAGGCAGATCAGCGAAGTGGCGTTATGCGTCAGGACCAGGTCGCCGGTGAAGCGCGTCACGCGCTCGATGCCATCAGCAGCAGTGCCGAGCGCAGTGATCGTCGTCGTGCCGGTGACGTTCACGTTACGCCCGGTGGCGCTGGCGATGTTCGTCGTCGAGGCCGAAGCAATGTCGGCGCCGTGTTTGGTTAGATTGTCGAGCGCTGCGACCGCGCTCGCTACGTCTGAGAGGTTATTCGCCGCGAGCAACGCACCGACCAAGTTATGCTCAACATGCCCCCAAGACGTCCCCACGCTCGCCTCGGTGCCACCTGCATTGTCCGCCTCGCAGATGTACCAATCCCCCGCGTCGACGCTGGTGCCGCTCGCGCCACCGATCTTGCCTGCTACCGATACAACGTATGTGTCGCCCTTCAGGGCTGCAGGGTAGTTCGGGTTAGCGCTGCAATCGGTTGCGCCTTTGTAGTCGAGCAGGCCGACGAGCGATGCGGCGATCGCGTCGACGTAGGTCTTGACGGCCTTCTGCGTCGGGAATAGCGAATCGCTGTTTGCCGAGAGCGTCCCGTCGAGATTGACTGCCGATGCCGTCAGGTCGAACGCGGCCGGCACAGCGCCGCCGAGAGAATCAGTGACGACGAATTGGACCGTGGTCAGATCGAACGGTTCGGCAGCCAGAACGGTTGCGGTGTAATCGTTCGGATTGAATGCGATGGTTAGACCGGACGGCAGCGAGCTGGTGAGCGCTAACTTAAATGGCGGTTTGCCGCCGAAGTACCCGGAATCGCTGAGCAGAGTCGAGATACCGACCACGACGTTATAACCTGGGGTTATGTTTGGCGTATCGAGTGCAGGCCAGATATAGATCGAGCAGGGAATGGTGAGCGAATCACCCGATCCGCTATCGGTGGCAGTGATCGTGAAGTTCACCAGCAGGTCAGACGACCCGATGATGGCGCCAGTGCCGCCACCTAAGTCCGTCGTATCTAACACTCCCGTCGCCGTATGCAGGTAAAGACCGTGCGTTATAACTAGCGATGGGCTGATCGCCCACGTCACAGAGCCGGTAGCGCCGGATACCGCGAAGGCGTATGAGTAAATCGAGTCCTTCTCGCCATCCGATGGTGAGCCAGCGGTGACAACAAACGGTGGAATGACGTTGATCGCGAACCGGCAAGTGAACGCGCCGAGGGCCGAATCTTGTACCTCTGCCAGGAACGGATAAAACCCGACAACGGTAGGCGTGCCACTAAGTAGGCCTGTTGCGGTATCGAGAGAGACACCGGTCGGCAGTGAGCCGCTGACGATCGAATAGACGTAAGGCGGTGATCCGGCCTGGCCGATCAATGCGCCGGTGAGAACCTCGCCTTTGCGGACCGGCAAGCCATCGACCACCATGCGCATCTTCAGATCAGACGCGCCCTGCGGTGGGCTGATCGTGATCCCGAGGTTACTGCGGACTGCGGTCATGTCGCAGGTTCCGTGGTCGAAGCCATCGGCAAACCCTTGAGCGCAGCACAGGGACGAAACGAGGAAAAGAAGAACGAGTAGACGCGACATGGCGAATCCTTGCTGGTGTCGGTGCGCGGAAGTATACGCTTCATGACGCACGCTGAAATTGCAGACCAGACCACGACCACTTCGGCGCCTGGTCATGCGCGATCTGGCCGATCGCGATTGGCCTGGCCAGCATGAAGTTTCGCGTGATCCACGCCTGCGAATACCGCGGCGTTCCGGATCCATCGCCCTGCCCCGCGCTGGGAACATCGCAGACGGCGCATATAGGCGTCGTGGATAACAGGCGACGGAAGGTCCGCAGATCTATCACGCCGGCAGGATTTGCGCCGCTGACGATGCTGGAGAGGGTCCCGCCGCTGTAGTCCTTGGTTGAGAACCGGCCGAGCTTGGCCGCGACCAGGTCGAACGGATAGCGCATGAGCTGCCGCAGCTGGCCGCCTGGGCTCCGTGAGAAGGCCGTCGGGTCTTGCAAGTCCGACGTCGGCGGCGAGTCGTAGACGAGCGTTGGCAGGCTCAGGACGCGGCCGGCGAAGACCTCCCCGGCATAGCAGGTTGCCCCTGGCGTGATCGAGTGAGAGCCGTTCACGTTGTTGTAGATGCGAATGCTTTCGGTGGCACCGGTGACGGCAGATGGCAGCCACCAGGCGGACAGCTCTCCCCATGCGTCGCGGGTCAACAGCTGGTCGACGCCATTGAATTGGCATTTCGTGCCTTCCGGCAGCCCCTGCACGTTCGCCAGACCGACGACGCCCCAAGGCGGGGTTGCGTCGAGGCTGCTGGTCATCGTCACGTCGATGGACGTGTATTGCGTGGTCGCGGCAGAGCCGCTGGAGAAGGAGAACGAAGCACCCTCGCCAGACCGGCCATTGGCAAGCGCGCTAGAGTCCGTAAGGAATGCAGCCGAGCCGACATTGGTCGTTATCGCAAAGGAAAGCGAGCCTTGGAAATAGCCGATGAGCATTTAGAATCCTCAGACGTGCACGATCAACGTCACGCCCTTGCCGAATGGCTTTGGGTCCCAGTCCACGATGCGCCCGAGCTGGTCGACGAAGTTCTCGGAGCCGTCGCCGTTAGTCGCAGTGAATCGAATCTGCTCGCCGAAAATCAGATCGTTGACCGAGCAAGTAACTGTGCGACCGATGGCCTCATAGTCATCGAACCACGTGTCGAGCGTGATGAAGCGGCGCTTGCCGTTGGTCGAGCTGCCGTCCGAGTAGATCTTCGCGGCATAGATGCCGACGATCCCATCGGCATCGTCCTGACAGAACTCAGCGTCATCGTGGATCGTATCGAATATCGGCGCATCGACCGCTGAACTGTACTGCCCGGCAGGTGATGCGCTCGCTGTGCGCTGGAACTGCGACTTCCGCGTGAAGCGCGTCTTGATGCTCTGCGGAACGATGGACTGATCCGTCACGAAATCGGAGTCTGAGAAAACAGACTGGTTCGCGCGCGCGCCGAATAGCGTAGTCAGGCCCTTCGCTTCATCCGTCGTGATCGAGGTCAGCTGACAGTTTGTTGTGTCGAAGTCGCAAATGACAGTGCCGCCCGGATCGGTCGGGTCGAGCAAGAATCGCGTTCGCAGCACACCGAGGTGATCGGTGAAGATCGTCGCGCCGCGCGTGTCCGTCATCATGCGCAAGGCGTCGAGAATGTTCGGCGGCTGGTCGAATGAGACGCCCATCGGGATCACGCCACCGTTGCCGTCGTCCGTGAGAGCCGCGGCTTCAGTCGAGTTGAAGATGCTCGAATCCTCGCCCGCGCGCTCCACGAGTATTTCCGTGAAGTAGTGATCGCCTGGGATGCCTGAGAGAGGCAACTCTTGATACTGGCCGAGTTGCTCGAGCGTGATGTTGTAGATCGCGCCGCCGGCCACACCATTGGGCTGACCCGCCGTGTTGCCACTGCTGGTCGTCATGATGAAATACAGGGTGCGCGTCGAGCCAGCCGGAACCGTGAACTCGTAACTGAAGTTCTGCTTGACGAAAGGACCGTTCGGAGAGGTGATCGGCGTCTTGTAGCCGGACAGGTAATCGGCTGGATTGACGCTCAGTGCCGTCGCTACAACAAGGCCACCCGTCAGCGAGCCATCGATCGACTTGGCTGCGCTCAAACCGTAAACGCTGAAGTTCAGGCGATAGGAATATCCGCCCAGGAGAATGCTCGGAAACGAAAGCGAGTCGCCATAAGCGAACCCTGGCTGCCAGATGCTCGCCGTTATGAGCGAGGCCGCATTCGTCCCGCTGCCGAAGTAGTTGAGCCTTTCATCGATGCTGGAGCCGGTATTGTTCGTCCACGTCCAGCCAGGAGGAACCGCTGGGCTTCCGATCCACGTCCCGAGGAATGCGCCTGAGCCGGCCAGGACGTCATCTGCTCCGGGGATGACCGACTGCGTACCGTAGCTCGAGCAGTCCACCACGAACTTGCCGATCGGCATCGTCGCCGGCTGAATCCCAGAGCCGCTGAGCGCCGGCACGTATTGCGGCGGGTTCGCGTGGGGATCGAGCGGCGCGGCCTTATCCGATGCCAGAGTGAGGTTCGGGATGGGGCGGTCGTGGATCTGATAGATGCGGTTCGGCGTGTCGATCAGCAGCGGTGCCCTATTCCGCACGGCCCCGAAGGTCAGCGGGATCATGCTATTCGCAGCACCAGAGTCCACGAACGGCGGGTTGTAGCGAACCGGCAGCGATTTATCGAGCCGCGCGATCGTATCCTTGATCGAAATCGTAACCGTGAATTGATCGCCGACCACCGAATCGATGATGCCGGTGCAGACCGTGGGCGCGTCGTTCATCTCGGTGCCGGTCAGCAGGGCTGCGGCAGCCACCAGCTTGATCGTGACGACCGATCCGCGGAAGTCATTCGCCAGGAGCGCGTTGAACGCGCCGTCGTAGTTGTCGAGCTGCAGCTGGCCGAACGCCGCGCCCTGCACGCCAGAGCTGCCCCAGACCCAAACCTGCGGCGAGCGCTTGATTGAGAATGTGTCCGGATTCAAGACGCGCGGCCTGAAAGCCTTGTTCGCAGGCGTGTCCGATGGCCCGGTGATCATGCCCTCGTCGACGGCCGACAGGTAAAGCGTGACCTGCCCCTCGCTGATGATTTCGTACCAGCCGCCGAGGGTGAAGTTCGTCAGGACCGTCATAGCAGGATTGTCAGATTCGGATAGTTGAGCCCGCGCTGCCCGAAGTTCACGTAGGCTGCGACGTCATTCGGTGAAGCCGCGGAGCCGATTGAGACGGCAGGCAGATAGAACTTACCGGCCGTCAAATCTACCTGGTCGATGTAGTTCCCATCGACCGACCACGAAGCCTTCGGCGCGGAAATGTCGCCGTAATAGAAAACCGAGATGCATCGGCGCTCGTCGATCGCCTGGAGCGCAACCGTGATCGTCGTCGAAGCAGCGGTTTGCGATGGGCTAACCGTGTACGTGCCGGTCCCGCCAGAGCCGGAAACGAAGGCCGTAATCTTCGTGCCTGCCGTTATGCCTGTGCCGGTGATGATTTGGCCGATGTTCAGCGCGCCGCCGGTGACTGCCGTTACAGTGAGCGTTGTTGCCGCGATCGACCCGGTTACGACCGCGGTTGCGGTCTGCAAAGTGTCGTTTTTGTAGATGCCAGCGCTGCCATTTCCGTCGCTCGTACGCAATCCGAAGGAGGTCGATTCTTCGCCGACGTACTTGTTCAGGCCGCTGCCGACTTCGACCAGGCCGATGCTGAAAAGATTGGCCAGCCCTGCGGCCGGGCGCGAGGTCGAGTAAACGAATCCCTCGAAACTCGCGTTGCCGACGCCGAGCGCGATGGTCCCGAATACGGCACGGTGGAAATCTTCGACAGCGGTCGTCGTGACGACCAGGTTCCCTTGCGACAGCTCTAGCCCGCCCCCCAGGCGATGAGGGTCGAGTGTGCACGTTACTTTGTTCATCGAACCTGGACGACAGGGCGACTGCTGTTGCGAGCTTGCGCTACGAGCGGCGCGACCGTGCGCGAGACGCCGGCGACCACTCCGTTCACGATGTCGTCGGTCGTAAGGTAGCGCCCGCTGCCTGGTGGAGGCGCTACGCCGCGGCCAGGCGGAGGGGCTGTAGATCCATCGCCGGCGGATGGGGGCGCCGCTGGCGCCGGCACTGGCCCAGCGCGCGTTGGCGTAATACCAGGCGCCGCACCGCGGCCATTGAGCGCGATTGCGAGTTTATCCGGCAGCGAGTTGATCGCATCGACGATCGACTGCGTGTTTTCCTTGGCGCTGTCCTGCTGATCCTGAACCTTCTTCAGATAAGCCTGCAGCTCGGCATCGCTCTTGAGGCCGAGACCTTTTTCGAGGTCCTTGTTGTTGATTCCCATCTCGTCGATGACGGTCTGGAAATCCTCGCCCTTGGCCGTGGCGATCTCGGCGATCTGCTGCCCGAGGGTATTGAAGTCCTGCGCGGTCTTCGCTGCCGTGAGAGTGGTCTGCTTGTTGAGCAGGTCCTCGAGCTTCGCCTTGTTGTCGTCAGACAGCGAATTCCACTGACCGAGCGTGAGTCCGGCGGCAGCCCACTGCGATGCGCTATCCGTCCAATCAGGAGGAGGCGCGCCGGCGGCGGCGCTAGAACTTGAACTCTTTCCACCACCACCGCCGCGCCGGCCACCACTAGATGCGCCGGCCGATTTGTCCGGATATTGCGAAACCTGGTTGAACAGGTTCACATACGCTTCGGACGAGGCGTAGAGCGCCTGGCCGATCTGCAGCACCTGTTCCTTGGTGACGGTGCCTTGGGCGAGGCCTTGCAACGCGATCTGGAGCTTCTGTTGATCGTTGAGCGGCGACAAGTTGCCGAGCAGCAGATTGATCGCGTCGGTGGCAGCCTTGGAGACCGCGGTGATCGCGCTGCCGAAGCCGGCCATGGCGCCGGCCGTCGTCGTCAGACCGGTAGCAACCGTGGTCGTCGCGTCCGTCGTATTCTTCGCCGACGAGATGATGTCCTGAATCGCCTGATTGGTCTGGTCTAGCGTGCCCTGCGTGGTCAGCCCGAGCGAGAAAGCGAGCGACTGAGCCGACGCCTCGAGCTGCACCACGAGCGCGGCAATCTGCTGCGCGGCGGCGTTCTGGATATTCGTCAGGTCTTCTTGCGCGGCTCCCGATGCGCCCGCGGCGATCGCAAGCTTGTTCGCCGCGTCGATGTTCGCCAGCATCTGGTGATAGACCTGCGAGAACGCTGCCTCGAAGTCATCGACATATTGAGTGCCTGGCTTGAACTGCTGGACGAACTGGTTGTATTGGGCCTGAGCCTGAGCAAGACGCGTATAGGTTTGCGTCAAAGTTTCGCCGGCCTGTGCCGCGCTCTCGACGAACTTCATGACGTCGGCAAGCGTCGCGTTCGATTGCAGCGCAAGGAAGTGGAAGCCGTTGCCGAGGTCGATGTTCGCAGCTTGCGTTGCCGACGCGAAATCCTGAACGGCCGCAAATAGCTTGTCAGCGTCGTCTTGCAGACCCTTCACGAAGTCCGAAGCGCCCAAGCCCATCTTGTCGAGCACCGCAAGATAGCTGTCAGCCTGGAGACGTTCGGCGAACTGCTGCTGCGTCTCGCCCGTACGCGTGACGCCGAGAACCGTGTCAGACGTTCCCGTGGCTTTGCCGTTCTTGTCGAACGTAGTGGTGAATGCACCGCCGACGACGTTCACGGCCTTAACCGCAAATTGCGCTGCGAATGCGTCGGTGCTCGCCTTCAGCTGAGTGAAGAAAGCATCGGCCGCTGCCTGGACGGCAGGATCGGTGGCGATATCCTTGGTCTTGTAGTAGGCGCCCCCGAATAGCGCGTGCTGTCCTTTGAACGTTCCCGTCGTATCGACAAGCGCGCCGCTATCGGTGATCGTCTGCGTCTGGTTGCCGCCCACGAATTGATTGGCGCTTGTGCCGAACAGTTTGCCGCCGCTGATCTTGTCGACCACCATCGCAATGAGCGCGGCCCAACCGATGACCGGGATCGCGCCCAGGCCGACTGTTCCCAATGCGCCAGCAGCTCCCGCAGCAGCGCCGGCGCCACTCGCAATTCCAGCAATTGCACCGCCAGCCGTAATCGTGCCAATGCCGTAGGCAGCCCCGCCCAGAATGCCACCGCCTGCCTTGATCTCGTTGTAGCCAGCCAAGATGCCACCGCCGATCGTGATGGCGTTGCCGAGCAGCGATGGTGTGTAGGTGTAGGCGCCACTATTGTTGACGGTGGTCCCGAACAGGTTGCTGCTGGCGCCACTGACGCCGGCCTGGCCGCTCCACAAAGAACTGAAGCCAGAGAACAGATTCTTGCCGGCGCCGATCCACGACGATGCATCGAAGAAGTTTCCGCCTGCGCTTCCATTTGCGCCAAGGATGGATGCACCAGCAGAGCCGCCAGCGGCATTCGCCAGACTCGGAAGCAGAGAGAACCCGATCGATCCGCCAAAGATCGAATTCAGGATCGGATTGATGACCGCCAATTTCGCGAAGTACGCAATGATCGCTTCGACGGTTTGCTTCGCCAGATCCTTGAGGCTGTTGAACAGCGAGCCGCCTTCCACCAGGACTTTGGCGAAAGTGTCGGCGACGCCGTTGCCCGCCGTTGCCCAGATGGATTGCCACTGTTTTGCGGCTTCCGTGTTGAGACTAGCGGCCTGCTGCAAATCAAAGAATTTTCCGGCAGCCGATGCAGCGCCATTCTGCAAATCCTGCAATGACTGCAGAACTGGTTTGCCTGCCTCGACGTTACGGTTGTATTCGTCGGTGACTTTCTTGACAGCTTCGGCGACCGCCAATTCCTTGTCGTTCAATCCGAGCAGCGCGGTTTCTTCGTCGATATTGCGAACGAACTTGCCGAGCAAATCGGCTTGCGCACTGATCTTGTCGTTGGTGTCGTTGAAGCGTTGTGCAAGCTCAGCCTGCAGGTCTCGACCGATCGCGACATCGGCGTTGTATTCGGTAAGCGAAATCTTGTTCGTGTCGTAGAGGGTCTTCGCCGTGTTGAGGAAGAATTCGACCTTGTCGAACGATTCGCTGTAGGTCTTCCAGGCGTTCGCATATTCGCCGGTCAAGCCGCCGCTGAGCGCGGTGAGCTGCTGCGACAGCGCGACCTCTTGCTTCGCGAATTCGCCGATAACATCGTGGCCGGCAGAGACGTGAGCGTTGTAGACGACTTGTGCTTTGCTCGCGCGATCCATCGAATCGGCGAGCTTTTGAATCGATGCGTCTTCCAGCGCATTGACGACTGAAGCGTTCTGGCCGTCCGCTCGCGCCTGCGACGCGGCTGCATGGATGGCATTCGATGCAGTGACGAACTTCTGCATGTTGCCGGCCACGTCGCCGGAAACGAAACTCTTGGCGACCGTCGAAACGGTGTCGGCAAAGGTCCGTGAATCTACGGCACCGTCCTGCGTGGTCTTGTTCAGTGCGGCGAGCGCGGCCTGCGCCTGCGCCAGATGATCGCGCAGGGCGTCCAGCTTCCCGGCGGTCTGCAGGTAGGCAAGCGCCGCGCCATCGGCCGCCGTGGCGCCGAGATGCACAGAGGCGTTCGCTTGCTGCTGCGCCTCAAGGTTTGCAATCAGCGCTTGCGTGTCTGCGATCTCGGCCGCAGCCTTCTTCTCGGCAGCAGCAGCAACGGCCAAATCCGCCACGACGCTATCGGCGTTCGTGTGGTTCAGGAGGTCTTGCGCCTCCTTGAGGCTATTCGTCGCCTTGGTCGCGGCATCTTGCGCCGTCGCCAGTTCGTAGATGCCGAAAGAGGCCAGCCCGATCAAGCCAGGGATGCCGCCGACCAGCGCCAGTAGACCTTCGCCGGCAGCCGTCAGGCCGACCATAGCAAGCTCTGTGACTGCCACGGCGCCTGTCATCTCGGCCCATACTGCGGTGCCGATCCGCGCCGCCACGGTTGCCTTCGCTATGGCTTCAGCTACGCCGAGAAACCAGATCGCCACGGACTTCGCAATCAGAGCCTCGATCGCGATCGTGATCAGGTTGATGTTCTCGGCAAGCAATTTCGCAGCCGCACCGATATCCGTCAGCGCGGTCTTCAATCCTTGGCTGTTGAGAAAATCGGCGAAGTCCTTGACCAGGATCTGAATCGCAGGCGCGAGCGATAGCGCCAGATCGTTGCCGAGCCCCTTAGCCTGCTGTCCCAACAAGTTGAATTGCGACTGCACATCCTGCAGCGCCTTGAGTTGCGCTCCGCTCAGTAGCACGCCGAGCGATTGCGCCTCCTTCGCCAGTTCTTCGAACCCGGCGCCCAATTCATTGAGCAGCGGAATCATCTGCTGAGCGTTGCGGCCGAACAGCTGCATCACAACCGCTGTCTTGCCGGCGCCATCACCGAATTGCGCAAGATGCTGCGCTACGGTTTGAATCAGTTCATCAGGGGATTTGAGGAGCTCGGTGACTTGCGAAGCGGAGATTCCGATCGAGCGGAAGGCTTCGACTTGTTGGGCGGTTCCGGCTGCGGCCTGCTCGGCAGCACGCTCCAGCTTGGCAAAGGAGGCCGTTGCGGTCTCCATGTCGCCACCGACTTTCGCTGCTGCGAACGAAAGCGTCTGTATTGTGGCAGTCGATACGCCGAGAGATTGAGACAGGTGGTCTATCTTCTCGGCAGCTTCCGTCGCACCGGTGACGATGTTCTTGAACGCATCGACGCTGATTGCGACGCCGATCAGTTCGCCGACCTGGGCAAACGATTGTGTGATCTTGTCGGCAGCATCCGTCGCCGACTGGATGACCTTGCCCATGTCGGACTGGAACTTGGCGTAGTTAGCGCTAAGCTCAAGAACCATCGAGCCGAGATTATTGGACAAGGGTCACCATTCGTCTGAGAGCAGGTCGTCGTCGATGCTTCGCTCCTGAGCGGGCCGAAACGGCATGCACTCTTCGCGACTGATCGGCCGGGTATTCGGAGCGCGGTTGATGTTGATCAGCGTGGCTTGGATGCCAGCCATCGGAACTTGGAAGTTCGACTCGTCATCGATCGGGTAACGAGCGCAGTAGGCAAAGAATTCGCGCGTTTCTCGAGCCGACAGCCGCCGCTTTGCTATTCGCGGCGGAATGCCAGTCCTAACGAAAAGCGCCCACCAGATGCGCTCCTCACCCTCTACTCTTTTTTTGCCTCATCCGCCTTTTCGGGCGTCAGGCCGTTGAAGTCGAGTGCGGCTTTCTCCAGCTTTTTCTGGAGCGCAATGCGGAACTTTCCGGCCTCATCGAAGGTGATCGAACTGCCGTCAGCGCGCCAGATGCAAAGCGCGATGACGCGCGCAGTCAACTCCTTCGCGGCCTTCGCCTTCTTGACCGGATCGGTCGATTGCAGAGGCGCGAAGAGTTCATTGACCTGCTCGCCGGATACCTCGCAGACGATGAACTTCTGCGATTTGTCACGGATGGTGATCTCGATCTCTTCGGTGCCAGGAGCCTCGAAGGCGCTGAGGCCTGATGTTTTGTCGTTCATATCTACTCCTTGCGGTTAAGTAAAGTCCGACCGACGTGCGCACGCACGACGGCAAGGGCGCGCGTTTGGAAACGCGCACGCCGGCCGGGTTTCGGTTGGACGCCGTTAGTGCTTGTAGTGGTAGGTCTTCGGGCCGCTGCGCTGGATCGAAACGGCCATGCCGACGTTCTTGTCGATCTGGAAGTCGAGCGGCGCATCGGCGACGTAGCCCTGGAACTCGACGTAGGTGCGCGTGCTCGGCCAGGTGATGACGCCGGTACCAGAATCGATGACCGGCGGCGCGATGCCGTTGGAAAACCCGACGACCCACGTCGTTTTCAGATCGTCCAGGTCCATCGCGACGATCTGCTGATGCGAGACCTTGCTATCGTCGAAATCCAGCGGAACAGTGATCGCGCCAGGACTAGCCATGCCGGGGCCGAATTGCTTCTCGATATCGTCCAGGCAGGTTTCATCGATCTGCGACTTGGAGCCGCCGATCGGGCCGATGCCCTTCGGGCAGCCGACTTTGACCAGCGCGTAGCCGCCAGTCTCAGATAGCACGAACCATGCTTCGGTTTTCTTGGTTGAAAGTGACACTGTTGAATCCTCATCGATGGGAGGTGCTACGCCTCACGGCGTTGCTGGTCCGGTCGTCTCACGACGATCGGTTTTCCGACTCAGCGCTGAGCCGAAATGCGGAATGAGTGTCGGGACTAATGGCCCCCGACTCGTAGCTTTGTTGGCTGCCTCGCGGCAGTCGAATAGATGCCGGGACGAATCCCGGCACGGGCAAGTGCCCCGGTGTGGACCGCTACCGAATTGCGGCCGTTACCGCGCGCGAGAGTTGCCTAGGCACTCGCGCCAATGTCCGCGCCACCGTAAGCCGGCGCGGAATTCAGCGATTGGTCCAGAACGATGAATCGAACTGCCAGCGCCATAGTTTCGTGCCAGGCTCGCGCGACTCGACTGGCCCGAAGACGACGTTCGCAGACGTCGCCTCAACGGCCGCCTGGGCGAGCTCACACATCTGCCGAGCCTGCGGCTGATTGTCACGGCCCGAATAGCAATCGATCTGAATTCGGGCATTGTCCGTCTCTGGCGCGCCACTGACATTGTTCTCAGGCACGCCGGAAACGATTGTCCATACCGCGTATGGAGCTGCTGCGCCCTCTTCAGCTTCGGTGCGATAGACGCGCGGCGTAATCGCAGCCAGCGCCGTGACCAACAAGCTTTGAACGTCAGGGATCACAGCGCATCCAGCTTCGCGGCCAGCGCGTCACGGAACTCTTCCGGCAAGTTACCCTTTGTCTCCTCGAACGCCGGCCGCATCCAAGGCGTGGCCGCTTCGTGCGATGTGCCGAACTCGGAGAAGCGCGCATAGAACAGTGGTCCGTAGTCCTTGTATTTGCCGCCGACCTTGCCGGCAGATCGATTGCGCGCCGTGTCCTTGTACCGTTTCGCCTTCGCGCGCACGGTCACGATATAGGTCGCCATGCCGGGCTGCCGCGCCTTGACCTTAGCCACGATGATATTGTTCAGAAGCGTTCCAGTTCGGATGTGGCCGCGTGCCTGTAGATGTGCCTGGACTGACTTCTGCAACGTCACGGCAGACTTACGCAGCGCGGCGCTGACGGGCTTCGCGGCCGTCTTCTCCCCCACGGCATCACTGATCGCCTGAATGCGCGCCTGCAGCTCCTTGAGGCCGGAGACGTAGACCGTATCGCTCACAGCGCACCCACAGAAATCGGGAAGCATCGCAACGCAGATCCCGGCGTCTTGTTGACTACTCGAACGCCAATCTTGCGCATATATTTTCCAACCAGTTCGAATTGGTTTCGGAATGTCCTGAAGCGCTCCGGCGTCGTATTACGCATTGGCTCTGCATGCTTTCCGAAGTAGTGCGTGCCGCGCATGTCGAATCCAAACAGATCCGGCTCCGTTGCTCCGAAAACCGTGACGGCCACAATCAATGCCAGCACCCCAGAATTGGACTGCGAAGAAACCAGCAAGTCCGTCTTGATGCGCTCGACGCCTTCTATCTTGTTCGTGCTGAACTTGCGGCCGGCAAACTGACGAGCCTCTGGATGCGCGGTCCACCATGCTCGATCTTGAGCGACCAGCGCATGAGACCACGGCGCGAAGTCCATACCGACGTTGCCGACCGCTATGACTAGTGGATATTCGCGCACGCTGTCCGCTACGGCCTGAGACATACTCGGGCCGGGAGCCAGCAATGCGCACTTCATTCATCAGCCCCAATGCTGGCTAATCCATGGAATTCGCTGAGCATCAGAATGCCAGGGCTTGGACGGGCCATTCATTTGCACGAGTCGAGCATCCGTTGGCAGTTGCGTTTGGTCGAGGCGGAAGTCGCGAATCGAATAAATCCCCGACTCGCGGCCCCAATAAGTTTCCCGTCCGCTGAGCTTGTAACTGATCCATGCCTGATCGCTGCCGCGAAACCCTGCCGCCCTGGCCTTGGCTATTGACGCGTGTCCCTGAAAGTCATCCCATACTTGCGTTCGCGTGCCGGGTGTCAGCATGTAGATGCCGCCACCGAAGCGGCATTGGTTGCCCCAATCTCGAAACGGTCGCCACCCGACGAAATCCTGCTGCGGCTCAAAGATCGGCGATAGATCGGCCACGACTACGAGGTCGATATCCACGAGCAGAACGCGCTCCCCGAGCACGCGAGCCTCGTCGGAGAACATCCACAGGCGCCGATAGCAGCTCGGGAAGCGCGCGCCCTCCGGGCTTCTCAGTTCGCCCAGGCGGCGCGCGGCTTCAGGCGTAGGCAAGACCTCTACCTCGGCGTCGAAACCCTTTGTCGAGTCAGCAACGCAGACGAAGCGATGCGGTTCCGACAAATGCCTCGTGAACATCCTGCGCAAAGCATTGACGTGTTCAGGCGCAAATGACTTGGAACGGGCTGAGCCGTCGTTCCATAGCCATGTACAGATCGTCTTCATGCCAGCAGCTTGAGCAGGAATTGCCCCGCGCTGCCGAGGTCGACGGCCTGAATTCCTCGAGCCGAGAGACGATTGGCTAGGCAACTCGCGGTCGGCCCGGCGCAGATGATCGCAACGTCAGGTTCCGAACGCAGAATCTTGTCCTCGCTCTTTTCAATCCGCGCATAGGCCCGATGGCGCCGGCAGGCGATGTGAATCACCTGCTTTGCTGCAAGGCTGACGGTTTTGATCATCGAGCCGGTTTGCTCACAGACGACTGCAACGCGCTTGCCGGCCCAGATCGCCTGGACCTTCTCGGCGTATTCCCTGCAACTGATCCATGGGGCGCTGTCCGGGCGCGTCACGAACGCCGACACGTAGGGGTAGCCGGCGACCGTGATCGCGCTGAACCTGTCAGCGTGCCGCGTCCAGTTTTCGAACTTCGGCCCGCGCGGGTCCATCGTCGGAATACCGACAAGACATTGAGGATGCGGGTTCAGAAATGCTTCGCGCAATTCCGCAGTGAGAGCGCCGTTCTTCGGCTCCCGAGAGTATCCAGCGCCGTAGATGACCTTTAGCTCGCCGTCGCCGTAGCGAGACAGCGAGAAACCTTCCAGAACTTTGTCGATCGTTTCGAACTCGCCGGCCACAGCCGGATAGTTCAGAGGACTTTCGACCATGGGAACCTGATCGGATTGTGCCCGCGAAAATTGCCGCGCATCGTTCTCTTGCGCCGCGTGAACTCGCTCGTATCCCTGCTCAGCGTATGGTCTGATGCGTCGGCAACCACGCTGCGAGTGTAGACATGCAAGGCGATCGGCTCTGGCAGAAGGTCAACCGGACCTTGCTTGCCCATCTCAATCAGGAGTGGCGTTCCACCGCCGAGGCAGCCTGAGAAATCCTCGTTGTATCCGCCGGCCTTCCAGAACATCTCGCGCGTGCACAGGTACGAATCGCAATGCGGCTTGATCTTGCCGAACACCTGGTCGTGCGGGATCTCGTCCTTGCGCCGCGTCTCGTCCGCCGCCCCATTGCGGAATCGGTGGAAGCGATACCAGCGCGACTCCGATACTTCCGCATCGAGCAAAGCCGCCGCGCAATGCGCCGGCATGACGTGATCGACGTCGACGTGCATTATCCATTTCGTCTTCGCTTCCTGCGCGCCAAGGTTGCGCGCGCCGCCGCGGTTCCATGGGATATCGACATCGATCCGGTAGAGGCTCAGGCGTGGCGCAAGGCGCTCCGATCCATTTTCCAGAATGATCGGAGCCGCCAGCTCCGGGCTACCATCGTCCACGACGACGAATTCGAAACCGTCCGGATATTCGTTCCACGTCCGGACCTGCTCGGCCAGCATGCTGATATTACGATAGAACGGCACGATGATCGTTAGGGGACCTGCGTCGCGAAGCCTCATGCTTCCACCAGCCGCAGCCAGTTCTTGATTCTTTCCTGATGCGTCTCACCGCGCATCACGTCTCCCGAGAATGCGACACGGGGAAAGCCGAATCTCACGAGCCTTGCTCTGACTTCGGCCTCGCGATGCCTCTTGGATTCGATCTTGCGGACATCGAAATCGACCATGACGAAGCTGATCTTCTCGAACTCGCCGGAGTCCAGCAGATCGTCAAGGATGTCGCATTCGGCGCCTTCGCAATTCAGCTTCAGGAAAACGATGTCGTCTTTTGCGATGTTGCCGCGGATCCAATCCGAGGCGCGCCGCAACTTGCAAACCTCCGTGTCATCCGTTCGGCCGTTGTCCTTTTTCCATATACCAGCGCCTTTTGTGCCAGGCTGGAATATTGGGATGCTGCAGCTCTTGTTCCAAAGCCCGAAGTGCTGAATCTTTATTCTCGGATCTACGAAGGCTTCCAAGAATCCCCACAGATACTTCACCGGCTCGAAACAAAAGATGCGGTCAAAGCGGAACTCATGGTCCAAGGCCGCCGCCAGAGATTCGCCACGATGCGCGCCGACGTCGAGAAAAACCCTCACGCCGCAGCTCGCATTGCATACCGGTCCAGGTACCAGTCCACGAAGCGCGCGATGCCATCCTGCACCGAGGTAGATGGCGCGTAGCCGATCTCGTCCCGCAGCCGAGAAACGTCCGCGTGCGTCGCTTCAACATCGCCTGGCTGCATCGGCAGGATGTTTATTGCCGCAGTACGTCCGAGCGCGCGGAATACAGCGTCAATGAAATCCGTCAGATTTATCGGCGATCCGTTGCCGATGTTGTAGATCTTGCATCCCTGCGGCCCATCGAGAACTCGGATCACCCCCTCTACGATATCGTCGATGTATGTGAAGTCGCGGCGATGGTTGCCGTGATTGAACACGTCAATCCGTTCGCCGGTCAGGATCGCTTTAGTGAACTTGAACAGCGCCATATCCGGACGCCCCCAAGGCCCGTAGACCGTGAAGAACCGCAAGCCGGTCGTCGGCAGTCCGTACAGATGCGAGTAACTATGCGCGATCAGCTCGTTCGCTTTCTTCGTCGCCGCATACAGGCTCAGCGGCCGATCCACGTTGTCCGATTCTGAGAACGGCAGCTTTTCGTTGCCGCCGTAGACCGAACTCGACGAGGCGTAAACGAAGTGCTCGAGCTTCGCCTGGCGGCAGGCTTCGATCACGTTGCCGAATCCAAGCAAGTTACTTTCGATGTACGCGACCGGGTTCTCGATCGAATAGCGCACGCCAGCCTGGGCCGCGAGGTGCACCACGCGATCAGGCTTGAACGAATCAAATACTTCCGCAAGCCTGTCGCGATCGCAGATGTCGATGCGCGACATCCGGACCTGCGGGCATAGCGCGATGACGCGATCCAGCTTCAATTGCGGATCGTAGTACGCGTTGAAATTATCTACGCCGTAGACATCATCGCCGCGAGCAACGAGCGCGCGGCAGACGTGAGCGCCGATGAATCCAGCGGCGCCCGTAACGAGAACTTTCATTTTCCCACCTTGCCGTGAGTTAGCCCTGATTGAGCAGAGCAGTTGCCGGAATCGTGATCCATTCCAATCCGGTATCCGGATCGCGAATTGGCGGCGAAAGGTTGTAGATCGTGACGGTCGTTCCGTCGTCGTGCTCGGCGCGCATCTTTGCCTTAATGCGCGCGTCGTAGCGCATCACTATTCTGGCTGTCACCTCTGACGCGACCTGCTGAGAAACGACCAGCTCGCGTGCGCTGAGCGGCTTGATCGCGCACCAGAACTTATGGTCCTCGGCGCCGCTGTCGACGACCTGCCAATCCGTCACCTGTTCGCCGGATGTGTCGATCGACGTGACCTGGTCCTTGATCGTGATCCGATGACGCAGCTCACCAGCCTTCAGGCCCATCACGCCACCGTCGGCGTTCGGTAGCCGTAGAGCATGCCGATCACCGGATATGGTAGATAGCCCAGCTCGAAACTCTTGTCTGGATCGGAATCCGGATTGCGGATCATCCAGCCGGCGAGGTAGATGGTCGCGTTCTGAATATCCTCCGGGATGTCGGTGGCGACGCCAGCTGTATCCAGCGCAATTTCACCAGTGGTATCGAAGAATCCCTCGGCCTTGTCACCGATGTATTGCAGGACCAAACGCGAGGCGCCCTGGATCGCAAGCTCGATATCCGGATCGGCAGCAGAATCGTCGAAGCGAAGCCGCAGCTTCGTCTTCTCCAGCGAGACCAGCATCATGAGGAAAGCTTCGGCGGTTTCGGATTGGTCAGATCACGGCCGTTGATGCCGTCCTTGCCCTTTCGACCCTTGCGCACGGCGACGCGCCAATCATTGTTGCCGGCGTCCTCGCCCTCTGTGCCAGGCTTTGCGCTCGTTGCTCGGCGCGCGAGCCAGTAGTTTCCGTCCCACGTAACGCCATCGCCCTTCTCGTATTGCTGTTCCTGCCAGAGTCCCTTGTCGACGAATCCGGCCATAGCTACTGGGAACTCTTTCACAACGTCGCCGCGCCTGAAGCGGATCACGCCGGCGCGCTCGTTCAGTTGCTCGAACGACAGATCATCGAATCCGAATCCATCGCGGCCGTCTTCGCCATCCTTTGGCTTCGGGAAACGATCGACCATGCGCTGCACGAAGTCCATAGCGCGGCGTTCGAAGTCCAGTTCCCATTTTGCCTGCATGGATTCGAGCGCTGGCAGTACATCGCCGAGCGTGATGCTGTCGCCGTCTTTCGGCCGCGGGAGCGCTTCAAACCACTTCTGCACGTCGGCGCGCAAGTGGGGCATGACGTCGCAGAGGGCGATGCTGGCGCCGTCCTTGGGCGCCGGAATGGCCGCCACGGCCTTCACTACGGCTTCCTGCACGAGCGGCGCGACTTTCTCGAGCGTGACGCTGCGGCCGTCCTGCGGCGGCGGCAGTGCATCTACAGCAGCTTTCGCGGCGGCGGCGATCGCCTCAGGATCCGCGTCCTTGCCGTCTGCCGGCCTCGGCAGTTCGGCGACGGCCGCGCGCGCCGCTGCCAAAATAGCCGCCGGATCGGCGTCCTTTCCATCTTTCGGCGCTGGCAACACGGCAAGGGCTTTCGCGATTTCTTCGCGGACAAGCGTGGCCACCACGGTTAGGTCAGCGTCCTTCCCGTCGGCTGCTTTGGGAATTTCTGCGACCGCGGCGCGCGCGGCCGCCATGATCGCATCGGCATCGGCGTCTTTCCCGTCCCGAGGAACGGGAAACTTCTGCAGTTCGGCTACGACGAGCGAGCGCGCATCAGGTAGCGAATCCAGGCGACTTCGAAGTTCGGTGATCAATGCCTGTTGATCTGCCAATGCCTTGTGCAGCGGCCTGACGGCATCGATGACAGTTTCGGCGATGAGATCGGCAAGCTCGTTGAGATCAAGCTGCTGCATATAGCTCACTCTCCCTCGCTATGCGTCGATTGATTTTCTGGCGAAGGGTCGCCATCGCTTTCCCGGCAGCGGTTGGATCTTCCTGCACCGCCGAGCCCGTCCCGCCGGGGCCTGAGTCAGGCGTAGGATTAGTAACCGGTCGGTCAATGACAAACGGGTTCGGAAGCGAATCACGCTTCTTCAGTGCCGGCAGGCTGAAGTTCTGTTGCTGCGCGATCGGGAATTCGCCGCCATCCACCGGCGGAAGATTCAGTTTCTGGCGCGCGTCGTTCGGCGAGAGGATCACGCCCTTCACGCCCTTGCCGTAGGTGTCGTACTGCGCAGCGGTGTCCATGCGCAGCAGCCCATCGAGATCGAGCTCTGCGTACAGATTGGACGGCAGACGCAATCCTTCGACCAGGCAGAGCTCGATGCTCTCGATCAGGTATTGAAGGCACTGACTGTAATACTGCTGGTCGAGCGCCTCGACGTTGTTGTTCAGCGGCATCTGGCCGACGCCGATCTTGTAGGCCGGAACGTGAAACGTCGAGCAGACCTGCAGCTGCGAAATCTCCAGCAGCGCGATCAGCTGCGCATCGATCGACGTCATGGTCAGCGGCTGGAACTTCAGGCCATCGCCGATGACGGCGATCTTGCCGGCGTCATCTCCGCTATAGCCTGACGCAAACTTGTCCTTGACCTCTTGAGCCGCTTCCTTGCCAATAGCGCCAGGCGCCGTGATGATTCCAGAAATCTTTGCACCGTTGGCGAAGAACTTGGCCTGATTCTTCTCAATCTCCAGCCCTGTGCACGCGGGCAGCGCGCTGGCGAACAGCGGCGACACGCCGATGAGTGGATGGAACAGCGGGATCATAATATCGTGGATGATCTCGCTTGCCGGCACGATCAGGCCGGGCTGCGTCTGCTTGCTCAGGTAGTCTAGACCAAGTTGGTAATACACCCCACCGTCTTCGGCGATGAGCGGAAAGACGTAGCGCGGGTCGAGCGCATAAAGCTCGGTCACCACGCCGCGGCTATCGCGATTCTTCAGGATGTAAGCGTTGCCCCAGGCGAGCTTGGAAATGACCCAGCACGTCAGGAACTGGATGCGGTTCTGGTAGTGGTTAGGCTTGGTGAGCACCGGAGAAAAAGCGGCGCTCGTCGTTTCCTCGCAGATGCCCGACTTCAGTTCCTTGACCAGCTTGATTCGTAGTTTCGAAATATCTGACGCGATCAGCGTCATGCACGAATAGACGGCCGTGAACGAAAGAAGGTGCTCTTTCGTGTGCTTGATGTTGGCCTGCCAGTCTCCCGTGTGCACGTCGCCATCGGAACCGCCGACCAGCCACGACATCCACTGACCGCCGGCCGCGAACAACGGCACGCTAGGAAACGTCAGCTTCTTTTGCAGCCAGTTGGCGAACCGACGCGGAATCAGATTCATTCTGCGCGCATGTCTCGGCGACGATAGGCGCGCTTTTTCTTCGGCGCATCGACCTTGACCTCTTCTTTAGCCGGCTGCTTTTCCTCATCGGCATCACGCGCCTTGCCTACGATCTTCAGGAGCTTTGCATGATTGGCGTAACACAGGAACTCATTGCCATTGGCGAGCCTTTGGCCGTCATAATCGAACCCGGACAGGGCGACCATGCGAACCACTGGTGACTGATCCATCGAATAACCTCAAAAAGTAGAGGGCGCCAGAAGGCGCCCTCGAAATGTCACCCTGCGGAAATTACGTGGACGACATGTTGTAGGTCGCGTCGTGGACGTACTGCACGGCGCCCGTCCGACGCTTGGCGAAGTTGATCGGCCGAACAACCTTGATGGCCGTCGATTCGCTCTGGAACATGTTGACCTGATCCACCGTCTGAGCGACGGGTGTGTCCGATGCGCCAGTCGGAACTGTGTTCTGTTCGATCGTGGCATCGCGCGAGATCGACACCTGAATCCCGTAGTCGCCGATGCGATAGATGTCGCTCGGCTTCAGCAGGATGAAATGTGTCGCGCCCACGTTGTCGCCGGTCACAACCGGATCGCCGAGCAGCGTGCCGCCGTCCTGGGTTATGTTCGGGAACTCGGACTGGCCAAGCGCGTTGACCAGCAGCGAAATGCTCTTGGCCAGACCCTTGTTCATCACCAGCTGCAAATTGCTGGCGTTCTTCGCAGCGATGAAGATGGCGTATAACGCCCCGAGGTCGGTACGAAGCGCGGCGCCCGTATTGCCGGCACTGTTGACCGCCGACACGCCATTGAGCATGCCGGCCGGGGAAACACCGGCGCTCGCTGCGAGGGTGGAGATGAACGTGGTATCGACGCGCTGAGCACTTGCCTGCACCAGCATATCGCGCACGAGCATTTCCGCCGCTGGCGTCGAATCACGCAGGAGGTTGTTCGAAACCACCGCGAGTGCACCGACCTGCAGCGGGGTGAGGCTGACCGTCGAGAAATCGCCGACGGTCGCTGGAATCGGCTTGGACTCACCGACCCAATAGCCCGTGCCCTGGCCGTCCTGGCCTTTGATGACGACGTTTGCCGGCACCTGACGCAGCGGGAGTTTGTCGAAGACGGTCATCGAATATAGGAACTCGATGAAGTCGCCGGTGTAGCGAGTGTCAGCCTGCACCAGTTCCGCGCCCCACTCGCCTGAGCCGGATCCGCCGCCAGGTGCTTCGTTCGCCTTCATGATGGCAACGAGCGTGGGATTCGTTTTGCCCCAACGATGCTGCGCAATGGCCGCCGGGGACCAGTTGTTGTCGCGCTCCAGATGCGCCACCGCCTTGGCGATGACCATGCGCGTGTAGTTCTGGCCCTTGAACTTCTCTTCGGCATCGCGAGAAGCGACTATGATCGTCGGGCCGCGGCCTGAGCCAGCGCCGGCGTCATTGTTGACGGAGCGCACAGGCGTTGCCTTGGCCGTGATCGTTTTCTCATGATCGCGGAGGCGCTCCAGATGTTTGTCGAGAGCGACGACTTCTTCCTTCAGCGTGTCGTAGGTGTCGGAATCGGCGTCTTCGAGACCGGTGCCTGCTTCGGCAGCCTTGGTCATCAATGCCGACATCTGGGCCGCCTTAGCTGCGCGCTGCGCTTCGAAGTCGGTAATCTGTTCCTGAATGGTCTTCACGGGTGTTCCTTTGGAATTGAGAGGAGGTGTTCCCGCGGCAGCAGGAGGAGTGAGGCGCACGGCGCGAGCAGCTTGTGTGCCTGGGGAGGCGCGCTGCTTCGTGTCGAGGGACTTGATTGTTTGAATCGAGCAGTCGGCGTTCGCCGGGATCGTGACGAGCGATAGCTCGAGCCACTCCCACTGCTTGAAGAGAATTCCGCCGTTCTCCATGAACTCGAACGCGTTGTTCAGCGCACGAAATCCGATCGACAGGCCGGTCACGAGTTTGTATTTGATCGACTGGACCGCTTCGTTGATGCGGTCCTGAAGGACGCCGGCTTCCTTGACCTTCGGAATCGTCATCCCAACCGGAATGCCTGACTTCGAAGCCTTGGCCGTATTGACGCTGCCGATAGGTTTAGTCGCATCGTGCTGCCAGATGAACGGCATCGGCAGAGCGAATTCAGCACCCATCGGATCAACGACGTCGTCATATCGGTCCGGCGCCGGCGTGGTCGCGATACCGTTGATGTAGTAGAAGTTGTCGTCTTCGGTGACGGCCTTGACGTCCAGGCGCGAATACGCGCGCTGAACCTGCTCGACGCGCTTGGATTGAACTGTCGCCGCTTTTTTGGCATCGATCATGTCGAGCAGCGAAGAACAGGCGTTCTCGACATCGGTAGCGCTTTGCTGCGCGGCGCGGCCTTTGGCGCTAACAACAGCGTTGCGATAGACCTCGCCGTTCTTGACAACGGGATACCCGTAGTAGCTTTTTGTGTTCGGCGTTTGATCCGGATGTGTTGCGAGAAATGACTTCGAATAGTTCGCCCAGTCGTCGCCATTCGCCCCGAGTAGCTTGTTACCGTCTTCAGCCGTGAAATCCCACGTGCCGCCGTTGACCTTTCCGGCCGTGACGAGCTCGTGCGCGTGCGCAGCGCCGGCATGATTCAACTTGGTTGACATTCGCGGACTCCATAAATGCGAAGCCCGGCGCTTGGCCGGGCTGTTGTGCCGTTTCAAATTTTTAAGCTGCTTCAAATCCAGAGAACGTCGTACTTTTTCTGGCGCGGCTCAGGGTTCAGAGCCATCAGCGTGACGGCGTTGTAGGTCGCCATCAGTGGGTCGATCTTCGCCGAGCCAGCGAGTTGCTTCGTGATAACGATCGCGTTACCGCGCGGCTCGACCTTCGCGTTACCGACACACCAAGCCATGAGATTCGAGCCGGCGTGCTTGAGCATGTTCTCGGCGAGCTTGCGCTCGGTCGTCTTGATCGCGCCGACCATCTTCCAGCCCTGTGGGATGCCGACGATGCGCTCCTGAGCCAGGCCTATGCCTTTCGGCTTCGGTGAGACCAGCGCGTCGACGACCCCACCGATGCCGGCGACGTCAACTCCGACTCGCTCGAGCAGCCCGGCGTCTTCAATTTGTTGGATCCGCTCGGCTACCTGCGTCAGGTCATCGCCGATCTTCTCGACGATCGTCAGGTCGCCGTCTTTGGCGAAGTCGTGGAACCGCGGCGCCTCCTTCTTACGGCGCTCGAGCACGATCGGGTGAATCCAGGCGTGCGCCCAATGTAGCCACAACCCGGTGCCTTTCTCCCTGCCAATGGCGGACAACCCAAGCATGTCATCTAAGCCACCGCCATCGATCCCTACCGAGACCACCTCGCAACGATTCAGGATCGATTCGAGCGTCAGTTTTGGCTCGGCGTTCTCTTCCCAGAACAGCGCGCCGGCCCAGGCGTTTGATTGGAGCGCGAGCCCGATCTCAATGTCGAGGTGTTGTGACGCCCAAGCGCGAAGTTCCTCTTCGCTCGTCTGCTCGGCCGTGCGCATGTCCTCCTCGAGGCGCCCGATCGTAATCGACCGGCCGGCGTTCGGCGTAACCATCCACCAGTTCCGAGGATCTCGCCAGGAATGCCCGTCCTCCTGCATCTCCCGTGGGAATTCGTAGAGCACCGGTAGCATCGCGCCCTGCTGCTTGCCGTCCCGAATATCCCGCGCCTTCGTCAGCTCGGCCTTGAAGACCCCGGCGGGCGGCTCCTCGGCCTGCGTCGTGATGAACGCCATGAACGCTTCAGGGAACGGCAGCATGCCGCCGCGGAGCTGTCGGATCGCGCTGGCCGCTTTCGCCTTCTTCGCGACAACGTGGAGCTCGTCGATCAGGGCAGCGATCGGCTTCTGTCCGGTCAAGACCTCCGGTTCGAACGTCATGATCTCGAGCGCGGTCTTCGTCTCGCGATGCACGATCGTCTTCAAGTGCTCCCTGACGTGCAGCTTACGGTGAAGAACATTGTCCAGGGCAATCGCGCCAGCGGCCGCTTCGAAAGCCAGTTGCGCAACGTCCTGGACTGGCGCCGTCATGATCATCGACCCGTTCGGCCGCTCGTTGAGCAGAAGCGCCGTCAGCATCAGCAGCGCGCCGTTCGTGGTCTTAGAATTCTTCTTCGGGACAAGGAGGAACAGTTCCCGGATCGCCCGGGCCCGCGTGACCGGATCCATCGACCCGAACAGGGCACGGACGATATCCCGGAACCAATCGCCGCCGGCCTCGGCCATCGTCGGCGTGCCCGGCACATCGGCCAGGCGCAGCTTGTTGAACACGGCGACCGCTCGATCACCCTGCTCGCGATCGATCGGGAGGTCTTCCCGAACCAGCGAGCGCCCAGACCTGAGCCGCGCGGCCCAGTCTGGGCAGCTCAGATCCCACGTCATTGCACGCTACGCGAACCCGGCAGCAGGTTGTCCCAGTCGGTGCCTTTCTGGGCGACCTGTGCATCGTCGTTGGCCTGCTCCTTCTTGCCCTTCCTCGGAGCCTTTGGCAGCGGTGGCGCGGAGGCGCGCGGGGTCAGCGCCAGGTAGGCTTTCTGGGCAGCTACGTTTCCGGCCTTCGCCGTCTTGAACATCGCCTGGATCGTGTCCATGCGCTTCGCGTAGGCGCCCACTGAAAGCTCACGCTCGAAGTGCTTTTCCAGCGTTCCTCGAGCGATCTGAAGGCCAATCGCTATTTCCTCATGCGACATGCCGGCGCCCGCAGATTCGGCAACGCGCTTTCGCATGGGTGCAGTTGGTTTGAAGGTTGGTCTGGCCATATTGTTGTTTTTGCTCAAAAACCGCGTTTCAGCTGAAATTCCATGATCGAAAAAAACCTCCAAATGAG